CTCGATTAGTGCAACCTGCGCCACGCTTGCACCAACGGCATTGATCCCCATGCCTAGCTCGCTCATCTCCCTAACGGCCATCGTAACAAGAAGGGACCGTGCGTGCCCGCACTCAGGGTGTGGGCGATCTATCGAGTAACGAATGTATCGATACCCCCGGGACACCTGCTCCATCGCCTCGACAAAGGATCGACCCACTTTGTGGCTCAAGCGGAATACAGGCAACTTGGAATGTTCCTTGTACAACTTGCTGACCTCAAGTGAGCGCATCGTATGCACTGTTTCCGCTTGGTTCCGGAGCATGGGGAGTTGTTCGATTTGTGACAGGAGATGCTGTGGAATACTGTCCACCTCGAGTGGGATTTCCTTTGCAGCCTTGCGCAGCTGGTAGATTGCACTCAGTTTCTCCGCATCTCCGTTGGCGTTGAGTACATCGCAAACGAGGCTGCGATTGTCGCTCAACATCCATTCTCCCTCAATTCCCTCTTTCTGTAGCCAACTCAAAAGCAAGCAAAAACCACCCAAATACGCCGTAGGAATAGCACCAACACCAAGCATTTTGCAAGCAATACTAACGCAATCAAAATTTCCAACCGCAAAATCAAAAGCAGGTAAAACAACGCGTGGCAAACTCATTCGATCCAACAAAGAAAATAAAAGCATTCCACCATTCTTTCCATCTTTCTTTTTCTGCATTTTCGGCGCGGCAGCCCCGAAAGGCATGCTCGTCTTTTTCACAGATACGTTAGTAACTGTGTTGGCAAGATCTCGACCAAGGTCAAAGGCAAACTTAGCGGTCTTGAAACCAAGTTTGGCGCTTGTCGCTAACCCACCAGCAAGCTGGGTGGCTGTTCCGGCGTTGTTCACGCTGTACGCAATGTCATCATCGTGCGTGAGCGCGTTGTAGGTGTCGGTGATAAAGCCTCCGACCTGGCCTGCATTCTTGCGAGAGCGATACATTACTGAATCAAGGTCTGATCCGGTAGTTCTGTATCAAACTACCTGTAGGTTGTTGTGAACGGTTGGTTCAGCCTATATTTTCAGACGTTGATCCGCGAAGATCTGTC